AATCTTCATAGTATACTGGATCAATTTCTTTGAATGCTAATGTCATCTGTAAGTGAACTGGACTTCCATCTTCATAAGTTGCATAAGTTCCAGATGCCGTGTAATTTACGGACATATCTGTCAATGCACAAGGTTTGAAAGTATTTAAAAATGGATGTTTCTTAGGACCCATTTTATAGGTTAATTGATAGACACTTGGAGATTCAATAAAAAATCCAGATCTATTATTTCCAGTGCCTGCACCACCATTTCTTGCAGACATTGTTGATTTTAATGTTCTGATAATTCCTTTAACTTCTTCTGCTTCTTTTCTAGATCTTGGAGCAAGATCGAATGTAAATTGGAATCCTCTGAGATTTATGCCCTGAAAGAGAAGTTCCAAGTTAGAATTCATAACCATTCCAGTGGTTCTAGCAATCAGACCACTGGTGCTTACATTACCACCAAGATTATTTACTGATTGTCCAGCCAATCCATTAATTAATGCTGTTTTAAGTGCTTGATTATTTGCAACCGCCGAAACTCCTTGTGTTGCAAATTCGACAGCTTTTTTTGCAGCTTCAACTGGGTTATTTGTCATGGCTTCACCAGCAAGTCCAAGTCCAGCAGCTTCAATAGGATTAAGAGTATCTTCACCCCAAGTTACAGAGTTACTATCACTTACATTTTGAGGTATTGGAAGTATGATGTAATGTGTTGGACTAGATTTGCCTGCTTTGTTTTGCTGCTGCCTTTGTTGCATTGAAGGCATTTCAAGTGGTGGTCCAAAATCAATACCGCCAGCAATATAATCAAATATTTTTATTTCTAAGTAGTCAGAAGTACTATCAATTCTCTTCATTGGATACCGAAAGGTATTCTTTCCACCACCATTGTTGAAATACTCTGGTGTTGCGGATACGTTAGAATATGCATTAGCGTAAGCATTTTCTGTCGAAGCAGTTGCATATGCTTCGCTACCCATTGAAGCACCGACGTTGAGAGGCATCTATACTACTTTTTTAAGTATTTAGACGGAAATTTGCAAAAGGTATTGCTTGCAAGTCTCTTATTTCTGATGGATACACTTCGTACAATGATCCAACCACTTCATTCCAAGTATATTGACGAGTTTCACTCCAGTGCATATTCAATCCACGAAATCCCCAAGCAAAAACATCAGTTACTGCAACTAGTGGATTTTGATCGTATCTAATATTTGGTGTTTTTGCATTGTAAACGAAAATATAAAATTTACCTACCTGAGGAACTTTTCCACTTTCTTGAACAACTTCCAAAAGTTCAAGCATTAAGTCATCACCACTTTCTTTCCCCGTAATTCCTTCTAAAACAGGACGAACTCTATTACGATTAGTATCAGTATCGGTTGGATTTTTTGCTGATTTTTGCTCAGCAAGTTTTCTTTTTTGTGACTGAAGTAGAGTTTCTCTCTTTTCTGCCATTATTTGATACCTAATTCGTTCTCCGTTAGAACCTTAAATTCATATCCACGATCCGCACACCATTCTTTTGCCGCTGCCCACTTTGCTTGATTCTTGGCATACTCATATGCTTCCTGCAAGTATCCTTTGGTCTGTCTTTTGGGTTTTGGTGGAGGAAGTGTTTGTCTCTTTGGTTTGATCTCGATCACATATTTCTTAATTGAACCATTCTCTTCTTTAACTTTTATGATAAAATCAGGAAAGTACCTATGAGGTTTTCCGTCTATTGGAGAACGATAAACAACACACTTTTCTTCTGATGCCCACTCTAAAACATTTTCATTCAAATCACAGTACACCATAAATTTGCGCTCCCACAATGAACGATAAACAATGTTCGTGGGATCTCCTTTGTACTTTTGAGGATATGATGGTTTGTATTTTCCCTTATATGACATCTAAATAACTAAAATGCTCATAATAGGTATTTAGAGTGCCTGCACCAAGACCAAGAAAAATATCAGAGTTCAAACCACTTTTTACCAATCTTGCTCAGACTTCTCATTATCAGATAATTTTTGGTGGTTTATCTGGACAATTAAGATCATATTTACTCAGAAGAGGAATTGATTATAGATTTATTGGTGACTCAGTTGGGTTGTTGTGCAACTCTGCATCACTTCCAGGAAGTTCTTTTGCAACTGCGGATATTGTTGGAAACTACACAAGAATTATAAAATTTGATAGAGATTATAGTAAGTATATTGAATATACTTTTTATGGTTTATTCCCACTTACTTTAAATTCAACTGCAATTTCTTATGAAAATTCGTCTATTTTAAAAGCAAGTGCTTCATTTAATTATGAAAGATATGTTTGTGGTAGATCATATAGTATAGACATTAACAGAAGAGAAGATAACAATAGAGATCCGCAAGCAGGAACTAATTTCCTCAACGAAACTGATAATAATAGACCGATCTACGTTCCAGTATCACCTGGTGCAGCTGCTGCTGGCGGTGTAAGATTTAGACCTCTTGGAACTCCAACAGGCGAAGCAATAGTTACTGGACAATTAAGAGATAGTCTATTGTAAGTTCAAAAGACTTCTCTAAATATTTTTATCTGAGTTGTAAGGATTATTATGCCTTTACCTAAAATCTCTACGCCAACGTATGAGTTAGAAATTCCATCTAATAAACAGAAAATTAAGTATAGACCTTTTCTAGTTAAAGAAGAAAAGATCTTAATCATTGCTATGGAAAGTGAAGATAGCAAACAAATTGCTAATGCAGTTAAAAATGTGATTTCCTCTTGCATTTTGACAAGAGGTATTAAAGTTGAAGATTTATCAACTTTCGATATTGAATATTTGTTCCTCAACATTCGAGGCAAATCTGTTGGGGAAGATGTTGAAGTTCTAATTACTTGTCCTGATGATAACATTACTCAGGTTCCAGTATTGATTAATCTCGACGATATTAAAGTTCAAATTAGTGAAGATCACACCAGAGACATTAAACTCGATGACAATCTGGTTTTAAGAATGAAGTATCCATCAATGGATGAATTCATCAAGAGTAATTTTGCTTCTGGAAATGAAATTGGTGTGACTGAAACATTTGATTTGATTGCATCGTGCATTGAACAAGTTTACTCGGAAGATGAATCTTGGGCAGCATCTGATTGTACTAAAAAAGAACTTCTTGAATTTGTGGAACAGTTTACATCAAAACAATTCAAAGAGATTGAAAAGTTTTTTGATACAATGCCTAAACTTTCTCATAAATTTACAGTTAAGAATCCAAAGACTGGTGTTGAAAGTGAAGTTGTGTTGGAGGGACTCACATCTTTTTTCGGGTAAGTATGGCTCACGAGGATATTGAGTCATACTATAAAGTTAATTTTGCCTTGATGCAGCACCATAAATATAGTTTGACAGAACTAGAAAATATGATTCCATGGGAAAGAGAGATTTATCTCTCTCTCCTCAAACAATATGTTGAAGAAGAGAATCTAAAGCACCAACAGGGAGCAAATGGCTGAGATTAAATCGCCACTATCAGGAGGATTAAGAGTCGCTAGAAGAACGGTGTCTGCCGATGCTTTCGTTAGAGCAGCACCTCCACCTCCTCCTGCGGTTTCTCAACCAGATCCAGTTACAACATCATTAATTCAAAGAAACTCGTTAGCATTAAATACAGTTTCTGAACAACTCACATCACTCACGCAGCAAGTTAATTCTTTGAATGCTGCGATGCAGAATGTTTATGGAAACATAACTCAAAATTCAGTATTAGAAAGAAGAAAAGAATCACAAGAACAAGATCAAGAAAGAAGACTTGCAGAACAACAGTTAAGAGAAGGTAAAGAAAGTGCGATTGAAAGAAAGATACAATCTGCATTAGTTTATCCCGTTCAAAAGATCTCTGCAAAGGCATCATTCACACTTTCTCGCTTAATGCAATTTTTTACCACTCTTTTGGGTGGTTGGTTATTGAATCAAGGATTGGAGACAATCAAGGCACTTGGTGAGGGAAATAAGAAAAGATTAACAGAAATTAGAGATAATGTTCTAAAAAATCTTGGCATTATTGGTGGAATATATGCTGGTATTAGATTTGGTCTAACCGCAGTATTCAATGCAATGACTCGTGTTGCTGCAAGAGTCACATCTGCTGTTGCTGTTGGTTTGTTTATAAGACCTGTTCAAGCTCTGTTAGATGGTGTTAAGGGAGCAGCAGATAAACTCATACCAAAAATACAGAACGTCCTTCCAGGATTTTCAAAACCTGGTGGAGGAGGTGGAGGAAATCCACCACCACCTGCTGGTGGCAAAGAACCACCAAAAACAACTAGTGAAGCATCACGCCAGGTTGGTGGTAAAGGTTTTAATAGATTTGCACCATCAAGTTTACTAGCTCCTCTTCTTGGTGGAGCAATCGGTGGTACTGCTGATGTTATGCAGGGCGAAGATCCTGCAAAAGCATATACAACTAATCTTGGTGGTGCCGCTGCTGCTACATATGCCACAGGTTTAGTATCAAGGTTACCTTTACCACCACTAATAAAAGTTCCATTAATGTTTGGAACTGGATATGGAGTTTTTGGTTCAGTAACAGAAGGACTTAAAGGTTTTTATGATAAGACCACTGAAATGTTTGGAACTGATCCTGGTGCAACCAGTTCTCAACCAGTTCAGAGTAAAATCACTGATATTGCCTTTAATTCTGAAAGTTTGGTGAATGATCAAAAACAGATGTCAAGTGCAGATTTAATAACACAGGCATCACAACAAGATTTTAAACAACCACCACAGTATGGAAATATAAATGTAGATCAATTAGTTCAAATCGGAGCAGAATTTGCAGGAAAAATTGGAGCAGAAGGTCTTGAAATTGCAAAAGGATTAACTGGAGAATCATTCAACATACCACAAGCACAAGTATTTCCAATTAAGCAAGAAGTTGCAATGAAGACAGCAAGTGTTGGTCCATTACCAGAACCAACACCAACAATTATTCCTATGCCTATGGGTGGAGGAACTAGATCTGTTGCTGGAAAACAAAGATCAACTGTAACTGGTGAAGATACTAATCCAATGCCAGTTATAAACCCAGAAAATGCAAACAATATCTACCTTGCATTTTCACATTCAGTCTACAATGTTCCGATGATGTAAAATGGCAGAAAAACTTCAAAGCACATTAATAAAATCATCGATAGGTGTTGATAAAATTAAAAAGTCTGTGATGACTTTTAGGAAAAGTATTAATAGTACTCAAAAGAGTGCTGTAAATATCAACACAGCATTAGTAAACAGCAACAGACAGAAACAACAAGCAATAAAACTCACAGTATCAAATTTCCAGAAAAGGAGAGAAGCAGTTAGAAGAAGGGAAAGGGAGGATATAATTGAGGCATCTGGAATTAGTGGTGCAATTAGAAGGCAAGGAAAAGTAATTGCATCTAGTACCAAAGGTTTTCTTGGAAGAATACTAGACTTTATAGGAACATTAATGGTTGGATGGTTGATTAATAATCTTCCAGTAATTATTAGTCTTGGAGAGCAATTGATAAGCAGAATGGGTAAATTGTTTATTGTACTGAAATCTTTTGTTGGAAATGTTACAACAATATTGTCTGGATTTGGTAGTTTGCTTGGTGGAACTATCCAAAACTTTATGAAGTTTGATTTCACTGATCAACAACAATTGGTTGATAGAAGTATGTCAACCATCCAAACTGGTATACTAGGTATTGAAAAAGATTTCAATGATGCAATATATCTTCTTTCTCAACCACTTGATCTTGGTTTTGATAGATTAATTATTCCTGAGGATCAAGGAGAAGGACCACCTGCTTCTCCTGAGGGAGTTCCTAGTAGTGGTGGCGATAGATGGAAACCACTTTTTGATGCTATTGGTGCAGGAGAGGGTGGATATACTTCAATGTATCCTGGTGAAAATTATCCAGAATTGGTTAATATGACAATTGCTCAGGTAATACAATTCCAAAAACAAAAATTAAAAGATGGTAGAGCGTCTGCGGCAGTTGGAAAATATCAGATGCTCTATCCTGAAAAATATGCAGCTGCTGCTGGTCTCCCATTAACTGCTAAATTTTCACCAGAAAACCAAGACAGAATGGCAGGAGCATATATTGAAAAATATAGAGGTGGTAGTGATTGGTTGTCTGGAAAAATAACTGATGAACAATTTGGATATCAATTGGCAAAAGAATTTGCTGGTCTAAAACAACCAAATGGTGTTGGATTTTATGATAAAGACGGGAGAAATAAAGCAACAGTTGATTGGAAAGTCACAAAAGCAGCTTTAAAAAAAGTAAAGTCTCAACCAGCGACTCCATCACCAGTAATAACATCCAAGTCACGTGTTATTGATGAAATCAATGTATCTGGTCCATCTGGTGGAACACCAACCGTTGGACTTTCTGGTGGCATCATTAAATCTGGAAATACAGAATATTATTTTGCACACTTAGCAAGAATAATGGTTAGACCTGGACCATATAATGGTCAAGTAATTGGTGAGATTGGAAATACAGGGTCTGGATCTGGAATACACTTACATTATGAAGTTAGACCAAATGGAAAACCAATTGATCCAAAACCATATCTTAATCTGTTGGACATTGGAAGAAAGACTGCTCCTACCTCTACTGCAATTTCTGCTGCAAAACCAAGTACTTCACCAGCAGTCCAAATTGCAAGTGCAAAACCAGCACAATCAGTACAGTCAGCATCGCAGGTTGCAACAGAAAGAAAAGGACAAACTATCGTTGTTCCTATTCCTATGCCAGATCAATCACAAATTGCACAAGCAACACCACGAGTATCTGGTGGAGCACCAAGTTTCCAAAGTTCCCCTCAAAGTGGATTAAATAGATATATCGAACAAACTCAATACCTCGCACTAGCATAATCATAAATGGCAGCAATCGATAGGTCAATATACGAATCCCTTATCCTTGAAAAAAGAGGTGGTGGTAAGACCATCGACGTTAGATTAGGTACAGTTTCTGTTGATTACTATGAAGATATTTTTTCACCTACTGTTACCGCAACTATTGTAATTGTTGATAATGGTGTTGTATCTGGAGCAAATAATTCAGAAAATGCTGATATAAATTGTATGACTCCTGACGGGGAAAGACAATCAGTATATCAAGGTCTTCCGTTAAGAGGTGGAGAAAGAGTTTTATTTAAAGTTGCTGGCAATTCACCATCAAATCCTGGTATAGATTATGCATCAGGCGATACTCTATACGTTTCAAATATTGCAAATGTGATAAGCGAAACTCAAAGAGAAATGTTGGTATTAAATTTAACTTCAAGAGAAGCAATTTTAAACGAAACTGAATCCGTAACAAAAAAATATCCAACATCATCTCCTATTTCAGTTTCTGCCGAAAATATTATCAAAGAATTTTTAAAACCAACGAAGAAAGTTGAAGTTGATAAGACCATAAACTCTTATGGTTTTTTAGGCAATTCTCGCAAACCATTTAGTCTTTTAGTTAGTTTAGCATCAAAAGCAGTTCCAGAATTATCAGAAAAAGATGCAACTGCTGGATTTGTATTTTTCCAAACAGTTGAAGGTTTATTTTTCAAGTCAATTGATGAGTTGATCAAGAAAGGTCCAAAAGCAACATACACTTATACTGATGTTAATCAGTCTAGATTGGCAAGAAATAATGACTTTAATATTTTATCTTATAGTACAAATAAGAATGAAAAACTTATCGAAAATCTTAGACTAGGTGCATATGCTAGTAAAAGAGTTATTTTCGATCCTTATACTTTTAAGGTTAATTTTATAGATTTTGGTAAAGATGAGTATAAAAAAGGATTAGAAACTCTGGGAGGAGCAATTAATCCACCAGTGATTGTGGCAGGAACTGACGGATCACTAGATCTTGGAAAATCTCCATCAAGAACAGTTGCATCAATACTTGATCGTGGAGCTTATGATGAAGATGTCTCAACAGAAAAAAATGCAGAAGCATTGAAATATCAGTCTCAAACTTTAACAAGATATAATAGTCTTTTTGTCCAGATGTTAACAATGACTGTTCCATCAAATACTAATTTGAAAGCAGGAGATGTTATTAATTGCCAATTTCCATCAACAACAACTTCTAAGAAGAAAGAGTTTGATCAGGCACAAAGTGGTCTATATATGATTAAGGCGCTGTGTCATCATTTTGATTCGAATGGATCTTATACTTCATTGAAGTTAGTCAGAGACACTTTTGGTCAATAAGGTAGAATAAAATGTTAGATCAGTCTTTAATAAAAAGTAATTTTATAGGAAGAGATGGATTTATATGGTGGATTGGACAGGTTCCACCAGAAGGAAATCATCGTGAACAGATTAATGGTGGTGGATGGAGTCACAGATATAAAGTTCGTATTTTAGGATACGATTCACCAGAATCATCCATACTCCCAGATGATAAGCTTCGTTGGGCGCAAGTTATGCTTCCAACAACTGCTGGATCTGGGGGAGCAAATCAGTATACTAGTGTTGCTATCTCACCAGGAGATACTGTTTTTGGATTTTTCTTAGATGGAAATGATCTCAATGTTCCTGTAATTCTTGGTGTTCTTCCTAGAACTTCACAAGTTTCAACTAATCAATACAGCGAACCATTTGAACCATATACTGGTTATACGTCTAAAATTGATAATGACGGTGCATATATTGTCAAAAGTGAGTCAAATGAAAATAATACAAACTCACAAAAATCTCCAAGAACTGTAAGTCCAAAACAAGCAAAACAAATTGGACCTAATGAGAGATCTGCATATAGTGCCATTGGAGATGTTATAAAAGCAGCATCTGGTTCTAGTTCTAGCACGATAAGTAAGATCTCGACAGAAGTTGATAATTTTGTTAATAAAGTGCAGACAATAACTGATAAAGTTTCTGGTGCAATTGGTAATACAAAAGCATTAATTAATGCTGAGATTAATAAAATCACTGCAAAAATACAAAAAATATCAAGTGGTTTAATCAATGGAATGGTGAACAATCTATATAAAAATCTTGCACCAGTTTTAAATTCTGGACTAAAATTATTGTATAAAACAGTTTATACTCTTGTATTTGCAGCAACTCAAAATGACTTAGTTGCTCATAAAGCAGGAGTTGCTGCACAGACAGCAATGGTAGCACCAGTGAATGCAATTCAGAAAGCATTACCTTGTATTGTCAATTCTGTTATTAGTACTATTGGAAATATAATTAAAGGTCTTATCCGTTCAGTTGCAGACAATGTTACTAATTTTGTGAGTTGCATTTCAGACCAGTTTATTGGTGGTCTTATGAATCATATTATAGGTAGTGTAGATTCTATATTAACACCACTTCTTGGTGCAGTAGATAAAATTTTGATGGGATTTGATGCAGTAGAATTTCTAAGATCAAGTGCAGAAGGATTACTAAGCGGAAAACTCAATCTTTCGTGCAATGAAATTTCTCCCAACTTCAATTCACCAACTAATCAATGGGTAATTGGTAAAGGTGCCAAAGAAGAGCCAGGTGTTTCATTATCTGATATTTTAGATTCTGCAAATACAGCAGCTTCCATTGCAAAATCATTTATTGATGGTGGAGGAGAAATTGGTGATATAGCTAGAAGTGTTGGATCTCTTGATTTTACAAATTCAAGTTTTTCTACGGCAGGATTTAAAGGTTTAGTTTCTGATTGTTATGGAGGACCCCGATTAAATTGTGGTGGACCTAAGGTTAAAATATTTGGAAGTAATGGTAGTGGGGCTGTTGGAAAAGCAATTTTAGGATCTATTGTTGGTGATGGAGCAGATGTAACTGGAAGTCTTATCGGAATTGATATAATTGATGGAGGTTCTGGTTATGATTTTCCACCATTTGTTGAAATTGTGGATGATTGTAATCAAGGATATGGTGCAATCGCAAGAGCAGTAATTGATTATGATGAAGAATCTCCTACTTATAAACAAGTCATAGACATTTACATTGTTTCCGAAGGTGAAAATTACCCAATAGGAGATGTTGAAGAAACAGAGTTGCAAGAATTCAAATTACCTTACATAATAGATGGTATTATAATTGTGGAATCTGGAACTGGATATACAAATAATGATACAGTAATTGATACTAATAATCCAGAGGTTGAATATAAAATTCAAGTTGGAACTACAAATGGTGATATCGTTAGAGTATTACCAATAAATAGTGAGACTAGTAACGTTACTGAGGTAAAGGATTTACCTCTACTTAAAGTTAGGAGTCAAACTGGTTATGGTGCGACATTAAAAGCAAAACTAAAACCAAGAAGGGAATATCAAGGCAAAGTCAAACAACAAATAGATTGCATTAGTAAATAATTATGGCAGAAAGACCGTTAGATAAGCAAAATTGGCAAAGAAGAAAATCTAAATCTTTCAGTCCAAATTTTAGAATTGACACTGGAAACCCACAAATGGGATTGAATGGTGCCTCAGTTTATGATCTTTATGCAGTAAATGATAATAGAGATGTCTCACTTGTCGGTATGACATTCGGTGGAATGTTTCATATTTACAATGATCAATCTATTGAGATTATAGGTGGTCAAAAGAGTTCATCAACTGGTGTTGACATCATCATCACAGGAAAAAATGGCGATGTTTGGATAACTGCCGAAAAAAATGGTCAAGTTAGAATTAGAGGAGCAAATATTACAGTCGATGCCGATGAGAATTTAACTTTAAAAGCTGGAAACAATATCAGATTACAAGCTGGAAATAAAATTAATCTTGATAGTAATATTGCTAATTGTGATGCTTTGGCAGGAAATTTGCCCCCACAATCAACAACATTTGGTGGCATCACATTTAGTGGGACATATGTTTCTGGCGATTTAGTCAGTTCTACATTTACTGGTGGATTACCATCATAGTATTATGCCACATTCACCCGAAGATTCCACTTATTTCCAACAATCAGTCTTCAATGAAGATGTTTATTTTTATGGAAATGTTTATGGATTAGAAACAGCATTTGTTGGAATTGGATCTACAAGTATTATTTCAAGAAATAATTCAAAAGTTGAAGTTAATTCAAATGAAACGGTTACAATAACCACAAATAATGTTGGTATCGTTACATTTGCCCAAAACAATATCGGAATTGCAAATACAATTACCTTTGAAAGAACTGGTATTGTTCAACAACTCTTTGAAAACGTAAATGTATCATCAACTGCTCTAACTGGAACAATCAATCTAGATATTCTTTCTGGAACTTTATTTTATTATACTGCTGATGCTTCTGGAAACTGGACTTTCAATATAAGAGGAAATTCTTCTACAACTTTAAATTCCATTCTTCCAATCGGTAAAAGTGTAACTATTACTGTTCTGAGCACTCAGGGATCAACTGCAAGATATGCGAGTGGATTTACTATTGATGGATCTTCAGTTTCTCCAAAATGGCAAGGAGGAACAGCACCAAGTTCTGGATTTACCAGTTCAATTAATGTCTATACATATTCAATTGTAAAGACTGCTAATGCAACATTTACTGTTTTTGGGTCAATAACTAAATTTGCATAATGCCAATACTTGGAACTTTATCATCACTAGCTGCGAGAGCATATGGTTTTACAACAGGATCTTCCGTAGATTTTTTGGTATCTCCATCAGTTAGCAGTTTAACTGAGTGGAGTCTTACATTAAACGGAGCATTAATTCTTGATGGTGGAACATCAACTACATATACACTCATTGCTCAAAGAACTTTTAGCACCACAGTTAAAATGTGGGGACAAGGTGGGCAAGGTGAAGGATTTGGTGGAACTGGCGGTTATTCGACAGGAACTGTTTCATTTTCATCGGGACAAACCTATACAATTCAAATGAATACTGGTGGTGGTCCTTCAAGACCTGGAAGTGGAAGTGGACTTAATCGTGGTGAGAGAGGTGGTGGATACGCTGGTATGTTCTTTGGACCATCGGTAAGTCAACCTTCTGCAATAATGATGGCTGGTGGTGGTGGAGGTGGTGCTCCTCCTGTTGGTGGATCTGGAAATGTTAGAGGAGGAGACGGAGGTGCCTTAAACGGAAGCAATGGTGGAAATTCACCAGACTCTGTAACTGGTTCAACAGGTGGTTCTGGCGGCACACAAGGCGGTGGAGGTGGTGCTGGTAACGGGTCAGGAACCCCAGCAACTCCTGGATCAGCACTACAAGGCGGTACAGGTGGGCAAGGTTCTGGATCATTCCCCAACTGGTCTGGCGGCGGTGGCGGCGGTGGAGGTTACTTCGGCGGCGGTGGCGGCGGTGGTGGTGATGACTTTGGATCTGGAACCCGCGCAGCATCTGGTGGAGGAGGTGGATCTGGATACATAAATCCTTCTTATGTAACTGGTGGGGTTACTAGAATTTTTGCTAATACTATTGAGGGTGGATTCAACGATCCCAACAGGGGTCCTGGTGGCAGCGTGAACGGAAATGCCAGAGTCGTCATCGAACCCACTTGACACCAGACCCAAGACCCCCTATAATATGTGGGTAATCAACGGAACCACCTAATGAGCACTGCACAAGAATCTGTTCTGGGCATTGTGATTGATGTCTGCACTCGCTCCTTCCTTCTTATCAGTAATGAGGGTAATGAGAAACTGGTTGAGTGTGAAACCGTACAAGAGTTTATGAATGTCCTGGAAGTTGTAACTGCAAATCTTGAACCAGATCAAATCGAGTATGCGGATCTTGCAATTTATGGCGAGTGATGCTATAATATAAATATCCGAAACAACTGAGATGGAAGTTTTCACAGTGGATGAGTTTCAAGAGCGTTTTGACGAACTTGTAGAGAGAGTTGAAAACGGAGAGCATATAGGTATTGTTGACGAAAACGGGAAAGCAGCAGTTATGATTCCCGCCGATGAGGATCTGATACGAATACACACTGAGTTAAACAACGAAGCACCCTGATCTAAGGGCTTTTTGGGGGCATAGCTTAATGGTCAGAGCGGCCTGCTTATAACGGGTTAGTCTGGGTTCAACTCCCAGTGTCCCTATCGCTCCTTTAGCAATCTGGTGAATGCAGCGAACTCATAATTCGCCTGAGGCGTGTTCGATCCACGCAAGGAGCACTTGGCCATTGAAACTCAAAGAGTTATAATGGTCTCATTGGCGGTGTAGCCCAGCGGAAGAGGCAAACGACTTAAAATCGTTCAAGGGTGGGTTCGAATCCCACCACCGCTATAAAAAATAAATAAGAGATATGGGAAAACCCCTATGTCTTATCGTATCGATCACGCATACTGCTGGTATAATGATGGTAGTATGATTGTGAAAATGTACTTCATTAATCACATTCCCTTCACATTTGATGAACTACCAGATGGTCACTTATACGATTTAGATCTTTGTAGAGCAGCAGACAAAAATCGTACATTTGAACCAGAAGATTTATATAAAAATTCTTTCTATCTTATTGATGAAGAAGCACACCCTTGCCTCTTTCCAGTTGAGTTAGAAAACCCAGAAGATATGCCAGAAGAGATAGAATTTGATTATGATGGGGAGGATTTAATGGGATAAATAAAAGATAGAAATATTTCTGGCGAATATAATCCGATGCCTCTTAATAAGTTAGAGAATTTTATCAAGAATACAGAAGGTCGTATTCTTTATGTTAATCCTAATGATCTTGATGCTACTGATGGTGTCGAGAATCAAGGCAACTCATTAACAAAGCCTTTCAAAACAATTCAAAGAGCACTGATTGAGTCTGCTAGATTCTCATATCTGAGAGGAAATGATAATGATATTACAGAAAAAACTACAATTCTTCTGTTTCCTGGTGAACACTTAGTTGATAATAGACCTGGTTATGCAATTAAAGATAATGGTGGTGTTGCAACAGCAGTAACTCCTAGTGGAACAGAAATGTTCGCTGGTGCAGAACTATCATTAACTCTAAACAGCAATTTTGACTTAACTCAGGAAAATAACGTTCTTTATAAATTCAACAGTATCAATGGTGGTGCTGTTGTACCAAGAGGAACATCGATTGTTGGTCTAGATTTAAGAAAGACTAAGATTCGTCCAAAATATGTTCCAAACCCAACTGATCCTCTTGCACCAACAAGTGCTATTTTTAGAATTACTGGTGCTTGTTATTTCTGGCAATTTTCTATCTTTGATGGCAATGAACTTGGTCTAGTATATACAGATCCAAGTGATTTTTCGTCAAATAATCAATCAAGACCTACATTTTCACACCATAAGTTAACTGTATTTGAATATGCAGATGGTGTAAATATCCCAACTGGATATGCAATTACTGACCTTGACATGTATTATAGTAAGGTCAGTAATGCCTTCAATAGAGCGTCTGGTAGAGAGATTGATCAAAAGTATCCAGCAGAACCAGGTTCTTTCTCAAAGCAAAGACCTGAATGGGAAATCGTTGGTGCATTTGCTGCCGATCCTATTGCAATTTCAAATATCATTTCTGGTGATGGAGCTTCTCCTGGAACTGTTGTAACTGTTACTACTCAAGTTCCACACGGTTTGACAGCAGGAACTCCAATTAAGATTCGTGGAATTAATGTAAATGATTACAATATTTCTACAAAAGTTGCACAAGTAGTTAGTGAAACTGTTTTTACATACACACTTTTAAGTGTAAGGGCAAATCTACCTGCTGGTCCTGCTGCGGGTCTTGGTCCTGGACCAACAGGTGCAGTTATTATTGAAACTGATACTGTTTCTGGTGCTTCTCCATACATCTTTAACTGTTCGTTGAGATCAGTTTGGGGTATGCAGGGTATGCACGCCGATGGAAGCAAGGCAGCAGGTTTCCGTTCGATGGTTGTTGCACAGTATACTGCGGTCTCGCTACAAAAAGATGATCGTGCATTTGCAAAGTATAATCCAACAAATAGAACTTTTGATAGTATTGGAATAACAAAAGTCACGGGAGAAGCACTTTCATCACAATCATCATCAACTAATCAGGCATTTGTATATCACTTAGATCCTGAGGCGATTTATAGAAAGGGATGGGAAACATCTCACATTAAGTTTACGAATGATGCATTCATTCAGATCGTTTCCGTATTTGCGATTGGATTTACTAGACACTTTGATTCTAAGAGTGGTGGAGATGGATCTATTACCAACTCCAACTCAAACTTTGGTCAAATTTCACTCTTTGCTGATGGATTTAAAGCAGCAGCATTTGACAAAGATAATAAAGGTTATGTAACATCTATTGTTGCTCCAAGAGCAATTGTCAGTCAAGATTCTACCATTGAATGGGTTCAATTTGATGTCACAAAAACAAAAGCAGTTGGAATTAATAACCACCTCTATCTTCTAGGATATACCAACCAAGATATTCCACCACCAGTTATTTCACAAGGTTATAGAATTGGTGCTAGAATCAATGATCGTGTTTATGTTGATAGCAACTCGAATTTTGCAAATATTTTAATGACCAATGGTCCAGTTACTTCTGGATCACCAACTATTTCTGGAACCGATAGTTCTGCAAAGGTTTACAGTACAAGATTAGAAAATAACTCTAATGGCACTGTTTATACTATTACTGGTGGGCATTCCCTTAAAAATGGTGAATCTATTAAAATCTTCAGTGAAACTGGAGATCTTCCAGAAGGTCTTGAAGAGAATGTTCTTTACTATGCAATAACTTCTGAGAAGAAGACCTCTTTGGGTGCAACACAGATTCAGATCGCTGCTTCTAGAACCAATGCTTCTGCACAAATTCCACTAGCAATTACAAGTTACGGTGGTGAGCAACTTAGAATTGAAAGTAGAGTTTGTGATAAAGAAGCTGGTGAACTAGGTCACCCAATTCAGTGGGACTCAAATCAAAATCAATGGTTTGTTCATACTAATGCAAATAGTGCATTATATCAGTATATTGATACTCTTACAACTCCTGAAACTGAAATTTCTTATGTTCTAAGAAAAGAAGATGACAGAAGTTTAGATGAAAAAATCTATAAACTTCGTTATGTTGTTCCAAAAGAACTCGTAAATGGTAGAGCACCTAGCGAAGGATTTATCATTCAAGATTCAAGCTCTACAAATGTTCGAGAAGATGCTGATTTTACCAAAACTACAATCACAACTTCCGACTACCACTACAACCGTAATCCAAAATTCATTACTACTTGTACATATGACTCTGGAACTAAACTTGTTACAGTACGGTCAGATGCGACACATAATTTAAAAACAGGTGATAAGATTATTGTTAATAATGTTGTAAGTACAACCAATACTTCCGCAGTAAATAATCTTGGATATAATGGAGTATTCACAGTAAATTCCATTATTAATGATAAAACTTTCACATATAGTGCTATCGATATATTCAATATTACTCATAATCCAGGAACTTTCACCAGTAATATAAATGTAAGATCAAAGGATCTTCCGAGATTCACAAGAAATGATCTTCTTGATAATCTTTATGTTTATAGATCAGAAGTAGTCACACCATATATCTACAATATTCAAGATGGTGTTTATTACCTATATGTTCTTAACTCTGCAAATGCAGTATCATCTGAGTTTACTGACTATAAGTATTCTCAAAAAGTTACAGATCTTTATCCACAGCAAGATAGAGATAATTACAATGACAATCCTCCATCAGCAAAAACATTTGCTAAGAGATTCCCTCTCGGAGATGTTGTCACTAATGATTTAAAGAGAAGTATAACAAGAGAGACTATTGATAGGTTTGTAGAAAAGTTCTCATATGCTAAAAAGATAACGTCAGTTTCAAATAGTCCAACTTCGGCAACACTTACTCTTGATAGTGAGCATCAATTAGCAGGTGTTAGACAATATACAACTCTTAACGGTGGATCTGGACACACTAATGGAACATATTATAATGTAAGACTTTTCAACAGTAATGCAGCACCTTCATCTGCTGTTTGGGATGGTGCAACCGCAAATGTAACTGTAAGTGGTGGTGCAGTAACAGCAGCAACAATTATTGAAGGTGGATCTGGATATACTAATGGTGAGCAACTCTATTTTGATAGTAGTGTTATTGGTGGTACACCTCAGGCAAATATTCTCATCAATACTGCTGGTATTTCAACAGCGACTGGAAATTATGTCCAAGTTACAGGTATTGGAACAACTGCTGGTGGATATTTTAGAATTACTGACACTTCAAATAAGAGTGCTATTTCAATTGCAAAAACAGCAGGTGATCCTGTTGCCGTTGCAAATCAATATGTAATTAATCTTGGACCAGCAGTAACAATTTCACAATTATCTTTCAGTGGCACTGGTGCTACTGGTATTGGAACATATCAATCACTAAATTCGCCTCACGGATTACTTGCAGGAAATGCTTTAAGAATTCTTGACAGTAATAATAACAATCTTGGCGATTACATTGTCAATAATGTTAATAGTCCTACTGAATTTACAATCAAACTTCCATCTTCACTACCAACTGCTGCTTGGGCATTGAAGCATGGTATGTCTGCAAACAGCGCAAGTGCAGATAATCTTGGTGAAAATCTTGGTGTAAGATCACTATCAATTTTCGATAATGAAACATTAATTCTTGGACAATCATTAACGACAGAAGAACAATTCATTGTTGATCTTCCTGGTGCTGGCATTGGTACGATGTCTAGATTCCCACTCGGATCTTACATCCAAATTGATAATGAAATTATGAGAGTTAAATCAAGCACTCTCACTGGTGCAGGATCTAATCAGATCCAAGTCATTCGTGGTTCGATGGGAACTATTATCGAGTCACACGTTTCTGGATCTTTAATTAAGAAGATTAAACTAACTCCTGTTGAATTCCGTAGACCTTCAATCATTCGTGCTTCTGGTCATACTTTTGAATATCTTGGATATGGACCTGGTAACTACTCAACTGGTTTACCACAAGTCCAAGTTAAGACTCTGAGTGAGAAAGAAGATTATCTTGCATCATCACAAGAAACGTCTTGTGGATCAGTTCTGTACACTGGTATGAATAGTGATGGCGATTTCTATATTGGAAACGTCAAGTATTCTGCACAATCAGGCGAACAAACAACATTTGATGTTCCAACACCAACAATTACTGGTGAGGATCCAAACAGACTGAGTGTTGTATTTGATGAAGTTATTGTTAAAGAAAGAATTCTTGTTGAAGGTGGTAACTCAGGTCAGATTCTTTCACAATTTGATGGACCAGTAACCTTCAATGGTGATATCAGAATGAATAGAGCATTGATTCTCAATAGCAATTTGAGAGTCAATGGACGTGTCGATTTTAGAAATGATACCGAGTCAACAAATTGCACAACAGGATCACTTGTAGTCACAGGTGGTGTTGGCATTCAAAAGAGATTGAATGTTTGTGGGGATGTAGCATTCAATTCCACAACACAGTCTACATCATCAACTACAGGTTCCTTAACCGTTGCTGGTGGTGTTGGTATTGCTAAAACTTTAAGAGTTGGATCTAGCGCAATTATAATCACAAACACTCCAAGTTGCTGGAAAATCTTATTTCTCAGATTATGTTGGTATTGGAAATACGAATCCACAAAGACAAATTCATATTGTCGGAACTGATGGACCGGTTGCATCTTTCCCAACACTAGGACCAAAGGATGTATTAGTTCTTGAAAATAATGGAGCTGCTCATTTAGCACTGGTTGGATCAACATCTCAAAACTGTGCTGTTAAATTCTACAAGTCTGGATCTTCAACTGCTGATGGATTAATTGCTTATGATGTTAATTCCCCAGAAGGAATAGTTGTTTCATTCAATAATAATGAAGAGTGTGCTCGTTTTGTAAGAAGCAATAAAGAACTTAGAGTTATTGGTGATATTACAGCATTTGCTTCTGATGAAAGATTAAAAACAAATATTAAACCTCTTGAAAATGCTCTCGATAAAGTTCTCTCTCTAAGTGGATTCACTTATAATTTTAATGAAGTTGGGCAATCATTAGGATTTAATACTGAAACACTCCACGTAGGTGTTTCAGCACAACAAGTTCAAGCAGTTCTCCCAGAAGCAGTTGTTCCTGCACCAGCAAGTGATGAATATTTAACAGTTAAATATGAAAAACTCGTTCCACTACTGATTGAAGCAATTAAAGAGCTTTCTCAGAAAGTTTCTGACCTCGAAGACAAACTCAACAAATAAATAACTAAAAAACAACACGATGGCGAATATTAGAAAGCAATTCAACTTTCGTAATGGTGTACAAGTTGATGATGATAATCTAGTTGTAAGTCCAACTGGATTGGTTGGAATTGGAACAACAATTCCAACCGAAGCTTTGGATGTTCGTGGAATTGCAAAAGTAGTTGGACTAGTAACTGCTAATCAAATTTATACCCCAGATTTAACTGCAATAAATGCAAACATATCAAGTTTATCTTTTGGAAATTCAATCGTTGGTGGCGGTGTAAGCATTCGTAGTGGAATTATAACCGCGTCTGGTTCGGGTGTTGTTACATACTATGGTGATGGAGGTAGATTAAGTAACTTACCAACTTCACAATGGTTAGATATTGATGTTGGTCTGGGATTTACCAGCATTTATTCACAAGGATTTGTTGGAATCTCAACAAATGATCCAAGATATCCTTTCCAAGTTGGCGGTTCAAACAATATTTCAGCATTTGTTGACGGAGTTGGAATTAACTCCAATGGAAACATTGTTGCAACTGGAATTGTAACTGGAGGAAAATTTGTAGGAATAGGATCTGACCTAACGCAACTTAATGCTTCTAATGTTGCATATGGAACACTCAGTAATGATAGAATACCAGTCTTACTAAACTCTAAAATGCCATCAGATATTCAAGTATCTGGTGCTATTACAGCAACAAGTTTTGTAGGAAGTTTCATTGGTAATCTAGCAGGCAATGTAACGGGAAATGTTGTAGGTAATCTGACTGGTATTGCAACATTTGCAAGAGATTTAACTGGAACTCCCAACATTACAGTTGGTGTTGTAACTGCATCAACGGTTAATTTATCTAATGCATTAAATACCGTAAATATACAATCCACAGGAATTGTAACCGCACAAACAATAAGTGTGGGTACTGGTGGCACAGCATTCTTCACATCATCCTCTGGAAGATTAGGAATAGGTTCTGCATCACCAACAAAAGATATTCAGATTTTAAAATCTGGTATTTCCGAAGTAGAAGTAATCGGTTCAGATCGTGCTCAAATCACAATTGGACAGAGACAAAATTCTGGAATAGGAATTGGAAATAGCACTGCTGTCATAAGATTTGGAAATTTTGCCAGAAGTCTTGACATTATCAATGGCGATATTGGAAACTTTAATTATTATCTTCACGGTGCTCAACCAGTTGCGGGAATTACAACTGGAAGTTTCAACTGGATTTACGGACAAAATAATTTAGAGTTAATGACTCTAACATATGATGGCAGATTGGGACTTGGAAAAACAAATCCAGATAATACACTTCACGTTGTCGGAACTTCTACTGTAACTGGCAATTCTTGGTTTGGTGGAAATGTGGATATTTCTGGAAACCTAAGTGTTAATGGTTCCCTTTCTGGAAATATCTTCGCATTACAAGCGCAGCAAGTTTATGCAACATCTGGTGTTTCAACATTCTACGATGTTACAATCGGCAATGATGCATTTGTTGCTGGATCAATTGGTATTGGAACAACTGTACCAACCGCAGGTATTGATGCAAGAGGAAATCTTGCTTTGTTTGGAAATATTGGAATTGGAACAACAACAACATCCAACTCTTTAAGAGTAGTTGGACCTAGTGTATTAGAAAGTGTTGCAATTGGTAATACAAATGGACCCTTAGGTGGTACACTTGGTGTTTTTGGTGGTATAACACTACTAGATTCAACCGTAGTTTCTGGAATTAACAGTACAATTGTTGTTCTAGATTCAACTTGTGCGATAGGAGTTGGAACAACATCTTATCGTTCTGCTGTTGATTTTGCAGATGCTGGAAAAGATAATTTTGGTGGTGATCTCGCATATATGCTACCACCACGTCTAACAACAGCACAAAGAGTCGGTCTATCAACAGTTGAAGGCGCATTTATTTTTAATACAGACACTAAAAAATTCCAAGGATATACTGGTGTTGCTTGGACTGATTTCCACTAAAACAAGAAGAGGTAGTGATTAATGTCAGTTTCAGTAGTAAAAGCAGGTCCTTATTTTTCTAGCGGTTCTATTTCCTTTTCAAGTTTAAGAAGTAATTTCAAAGAAACTAGTAGTGGTGAAATTAAGGCATCAGAACTCAGAAGAAATACTGATACGGGAGAATCAAATCCAATAGTTCCAGATTCAACTGAGAATGAACAGATTTCTACTGGATCCAATTTAAGCATATCTCAATTTAGGAACTCTATTAAAAGATACTTTGCCACTCAAACTGGGACTGATGATAATAATTCATATCCAGGAGAACCTGGATTTAGAATGGGAAGATTGGATACAAACAATAGAGGAATTGATTGGTCAGGTGGTGGATTCAATGGTAGAGATGGTCAAGGTGGTGGATTTACTGGCAACTTAACTAAAAATGTTCAGAAGTTCATTAACATAAATGGAACTTGTGGAAGTGTTCGAGATGGATATGCTGGGGCACAACTATCACCATTAGTCATTGTCCATAATGTCAGAATGACTGTCAATGGAACAATAATGGGATATGGTGGAAGAGGTGGTGGAAATGGCGGTCCAGATCCATCAGGTGAATCTGGAACTACTGGTTTAAATCTTGGAAATGTTGGAAATAATAACACTGTCACCATAAATTCTGGTGGTAAAATTTATGGTGGTGGTGGAGGAGGAGAAAGAGGAAGAACTGGTAATAAAGGACAAGATGGAGAATGTTTATATACGGCAAGTACGTCTGGATGTGGAAGCGCACCAGGATGTCCTAGTGGATATAGTCAGACTTCTACATCTGATGGTGGAGATTGTGATTGTAGAACTATATGTACAGGTTCGGGTAGGAGGAGACAATGTAATAAATCGTGTAGTAGAATTCTAATCAGAAACTGTCAACAAAGAACCTTCCCACAAGGTGGTGCTGGTGGAATTGGTGGTAGAGGAGGAAATGGAAGAGGATATAATAATCAAGGAGGTGAATTAACTGGACAACTAGGAGAACAGGGTGCACCACCATCAATTCCTGGTTCAACAGTATCAACTTCTAACTTCAGTTATAACTGGACAACTGACGGTGATGATGCATTCTTAAATGTTAGTGGTGGCGGTGGATTAGGTTATTGCTTTATTTCTCTAAGATTGTACACAAATGATAATCCAGATACTGATGGCACTTCTTACGATAATATACGCATTAGAGATGGTTCTGGCACAGGTTCTCCCGTCCTGAAAGAATGGTCATTCTCTGGATTTAGTGATCGTGAATATACGATTAACAACGCTACTGCAAAATCATATAGAATCACAATCAATGGAAATCCAAGACCAGTACAAATTGATGGTAATAGAGTTAAACTACGCGACTCTGATGGTGATGATACAAATGCTTATATTGAGGTTCGTCAACTAAGACAAACTAGTGTAAGTTCTGGAAGTTGTCCTGGTGGAACAGTAATTAGAGAAGCGCAACGAGGTGAAGATGGTGAGAATGGTGGTAATGGTGGAGATTGGGGACAAGATGGTGGTAGCACCAACAACAGTGGAAACGGCGGATCAAGAGGTAAAGCAATCGCCGCAGAAAGCACTAGATATGCTGTTGATAATAGGGGCGATGTTAGAGGCGATATTTATTAAGCACTCTAAATATTTTTAGTTATTGATTTGAAAATGACAGAAGAGAAAAAGTATCCTTCTTTGCCACAGCAAGGAAAAAATCTTGCCAAATTTACTTGGGATTTACTTAATTATATCACACAAAACGAAGAAAAGGTTCTTTTCGTAAAAGATGAGGTCTACAAAGAAAGAGTAACTATTTGTAGATCTTGTGACAAATATGACGAACTAGAAAATCGTTGTGTTGAATGTGGTTGTTATATTCCAGGAAAAGCAAAAATCATTATAGATTCTTGTCCTCTTGATAAGTGGGGAGTTGATTCTAGCGGATGGGAAGAGAAGTTCACTGACATTGAAAAAGATATGGGGCTTGACAAGACCCAAGAATCCGAGTAGAATCGCTTTGCTGCCGTTGAAGATGATAATATAAGATGATTGAATCCGGAACAGAACGATTAGAAATATTTCCAATCACAATATTCAAATCTAAGATTAAAGATAATCTAGAACTTAAACATCATCTTTCAAGTAAGATGTTAATTGGTTCTAATTATCTTTCAGTTCCAAAGGATTGGTCATCAAATAAGATTAAAACTTCCTTTGATGGTGAACCAGAAGGATTTGAGATATTTTCTGATGATTCACCATATTTGAAAATGGTAACTCGACGATATACTGATTGTATGCAGCATATCTTTGATCGAGATTTTTCATTTACTATTAATAAGATTTGGTATAATGTCTATACTGATGGTGAATATCAAGAAGAACACGATCATATAGGAAATCCACTTAATCATAGTCATTTTTCTTGTATTCACTTTTTGTCTTTCGATAAAGAGCAACACAGTCCACCAGAATTCAAAGATCCATTAGCACAGTTAAGAAATTTAAGTGTTGAGTTTGAATCAAATAGATGGGGTGAGATTTACGTTCCACAAGTAGAAGAAGGAGACTTGCTGATGTTTCCTTCTTATTTGGTTCATCGAGTTTTACCTTGTAAGAAAACAGATTATCCAAGAATTACCATATCATTCAATATAAAAGTTTTATCGTATGGAAATGATTGATATCAAAGATAAGTTTCTCGTCAAAGAAGATGTTGATGCTGTTACTTTTTATTGTGAAAATGCATCATATGTTTATGGTGAAACTGATGGATATGATTTACCACCAACTGGAATGATTCACGAGATTGAGAAACGTAGTTCGATTTACAAATTGTTTGAATCAAAGACTAAACCATTGGTCAATGATAATCTTTTCTTATATCGAATGTATATTAACTGCTTTGCACCATCAGAGCAACCATATTTTCATAAAGATGGTGATCCTGGTGATATAACATTTCTGTATTATGTAAATAAAACTTGGAATTATCAGGAAGGTGGTGAGACTCAATTCATTGTTAATAATGAAATCTATGGAGTAACACCGATCCCGAATCGTATGGTATACTTTGATGCTAGTATACTACATCGTGCCACTGCTTTCAGAAATCGACACAGATTTACGATCGCAATCAAATACGGAGTCTGAGGTAGACAGTTCCAAAACCGTCCACTGGGTAGCACCAGAGGCGGTTTTCTGCTATAATAGTCCTATACGCGATGAGACCTGTGATTCAACTCCGACCTCACCAGCAACGTGCTCTGGATGCCCTTGCTAAGTACCTGCGTGGTCAAGTTATTATTCCTACTGGCGGTGGTAAAACCAACGTCGCCATCTTTGACGCAATGCGTGAGTTCCTCAAAGATGTTCCTCAGACTATTGTTGTAGTTGCTCCTCGCATTCTACTGGCAGAGCAACTATCTTGTGAGTTCTTGGAGTTTATCACCAATGCTCGCGTGATGCACGTTCACAGTGGTGAGACTCATCATTTCAGCAGCACTCGCCCTAACGTGATTCGTTCTTGGGTAGAGTCAACTCCTGGTCACAAACTGATCTTCACCACCTACAACTCTCTGCAACGTCTGCAACAGGCAGATATTGCAGTCAACACCATTTACTTTGATGAGGCACACAATTCTGTTCAACGTCATTTCTTCCCTGCCACCGAGCATTTCTCTGCTGCTGCTGACCGCTGCTATTTCTTCACTGCTACTCCTAAGCATTCTGCTACTATTTCCAAACCTGGCATGAATGATGCTGCTGTGTATGGCAATGTGATCTGCAATGTTCCTGCTCCCGAACTGGTGGAAGGTGGTTTCATTGTTCCTCCTAAGGTTGTGGTGCAGCAGTTTGAGATGCTGAGCAAGGGTCAAATCGTTGCTGATGTTGACTGTGAGAATATGATTCAGACCATCGATGCTCAGGAGGTTGAGAACGTTCTGATCTGTGCAAAGGCAACCAAGCAGATTCAGAATCTGGTTTCTCAGACTGATTTCTGCAAGCAACTGGAAGATCGTGGTTTCTCTTGGATGTACATCACTTCCAAGACTGGTGCAATCATTGATGGTCAGAAGGTCAATCGTGAGGTGTTCTTTGACACTCTTTCTGCATGGGGTAAGGATGACTCTAAGAAGTTTGTGGTTCTTCACCACAGCATTCTTTCTGAGGGTATCAATGTTTCTGGTCTGGAAGCAGTTCTCTTCATGCGTTCGATGGATTACATTGGTGTGTCTCAGACCATCGGTCGTGTGATCCGCCTTCACCAAAGCGACGCAGAGGCGCTCAGGAGCGGCGCTATTGCTCCTGGAAACCTTTCCGAGTATACTAAGTCCTTTGGGTTGGTTTGCATCCCTGTGTACTCTTCTGTGGGCATCAGCACCGCTAAGAAGGTGCAAGCGGTGGTGGACACCGTGTTCAATCAAGGTCAACCTGCTATTTCTGTTGTTAAGCGATGAATCAACTGTTTCAAGGCGATTGTTTAGAGATTATGTCCACACTTCCTGATGGTTGTGTGGATATGGTCTTTTGTGATTTACCCTATGGGACTACTCAGAATGAGTGGGATTGTTTGATTCCATTTGATCAACTATGGGAACAGTATCATCGTGTCGTGAAGGAAAATGGTGCGATTGTGCTGACTGCTCAACCACCCTTTGATAAGGTGCTTGCTTGTTCCAATCTGAAATATTTCAAGTATGAATGGATCTGGGAAAAGAACAAGGCAACTGGTCATCTAAATGCAAAGAAGATGCCGATGAAAGCACACGAAAATGTGCTGGTGTTTTATCGCAAGTTGCCAACATATAATCCCCAAATGACACAAGGGCATAAACCGATGAACGCGGTGCTGCCGAAGGACCAGTTGCCCCCTCCCGACAGAAAACGCAATTATAACCATGTTGAGAAGCGTCTGGGCAATCCTGGTGGTTCAACTACACGATAT